GTGCCCTGGATTGTGGAAACCGCATCCAACGCCCCCGACCAGTGCTCGTCTTCTCGAGTTATGGCGTCAACGAACTCAGACCACTGGTCAGCGCTCATCTGTTCGGCCATGTCCTTGCCTGCGTTGTACTCATCGTCAGACTTGGCCGCGTATTTCGCCCGCTTCTGTTCAGCGGTCATGTCCAAGCCCTCCCAAGCCATTGACAGGGCTTCTGCGGTCATGGCCGCCGCCTGACCGGGTTCGATAGAGTTGCTTGGCGCTGCCCCCTTCGAGACAAGGCCAAGGTCACGAACGCCCTTCACGGCGGTCGCTTCGTAAAGCCCATCTTCGTCAGCGGGCTCAATATCTCGAGCAAGCACCGGAGAGACTTCGGCAAGGCCCTGTTCGACCTTCGCCGCTGCCTCTGGGTCGCTAATCTCACCCTCCCACATCCAGCCAACGCCTTCTACATAGGCATCTCGCGTAATCTCGCCCACCTTCGCCTCGAGCGGGACAACAGGGTTGACGTCAACGCCGTCGTCTGTCTTCTCAGCGCCCACGTGAGCCTCACCGAGTTGCGTGGTCAGTGGAACGCCCTCAAGCAAGCCTTCGGCCTGTCGGAGTGTTTCAGCAGGCCAGTGGGTTCGCTTCCCACTCATGCCTTCCGTAATGTCTCCCTCACCGAGTGCAACGCCGTGGACTGTGAGTCCACCATCGTCGTTATCGGCAAGCGCGGCTATGCCACTCTTGAAAATGTCGTGTTGAGTCATATCTTACTAACCTGCTACCGCTTCCCAAGCCCCGGAAACGCCACCAACCTCAACAAGCGCGTCAGCCTGTTCAGGTTCCACCGTTGCAAGGACTTCGTACCGGTCGGGACGGTTTGCAAACGCCCCCTCACGGTACAGTGCTGCAAACTGTGATGGATAGGCTTTGTATGCCGCCAACGCCTCTTCTGAAACCACTGGAATCACCGAGCACCGGCAATTTGGGTGAATTGGCGGCTGGTTCTCGCTGCCCTCAAAGTCTTCTATCGGCCAGGGGCCTGATTGGGCCACCTCAGCGCACTCTTCGCAAACAAGTTGGTCAGTCGCCGTCTGCACCGATACTTCCGGTTCAAGACCGACTTCGTCAACCCCCTGTTGTTTGTAGCGCTCGAGCGTGGCCGAACTGTGTGCCCGGATTGTCTCAGTCCGGGCCAGAGTGGTTGCACGAGTCTTGCCGATCTTGTCAACCCGGTCAGCCATACGACGGGCCATCTCATTCGGATTGACGCCCTCAGAAATACCCTCTGCAATCTCTCGTGCAACCTGTTGGGACACGACGTCCGTTATGCCATCCAGTTCGGCAAAGTTGCGCGAAAAGACCACTTGCAGCTTGTCTTCGTGAACCGGCATCTGCATGGCCTGCCGTGCTGCCTCCCGGTCGATGGCGTCAATGTCCATCCCGGCCTGTGACAGGTTCCGATCTGCGTCAACCAACCCCTTTTCGTAGGCCCGCCTGACGTAGATATTGTCATCCCGAGAGATGACGTCAAGCACTTCGTCTTCCTGTGCTTGGTCAAGCCACGCTTCGAACCGCTCCACGGCTTCCCGCTCGTCATCGAAGTCAAACGCTTCGGGCGGGGAAACAAGGGCGTCGTTCTGAAGCCCGAATATGTCGTTTTCACCCACTGCACGACGGATGGCCGTGTTTATGTCGGCAAACCGGCCCCGAAGATTTCGGGCGTACTCTTCCCTGAGCGTTTTCGTACTCGTTGGGTCTTCGCTCAGGGCGTCATAGTACGGATTGCCCTCGAGTGCTGGGTGCAGGTTCATAGTTAGTCCGCAATTCGCAGGCCACAATACAGGCCGACTGTCAGGCCACCGATGCCCGTCAGCGTACTAATCAGACCAACGAGTAAGAGCGTCGTAGCCATGTTATCCAAACTGCGCCTGCACCTGTTCGTCGTCTTCGTCAAGTGGCTCTTCCTCGAGTGACCCAATCTCAGGCGTTCCAGGCAGTTGTAAGATGAGTTCCCGCTTCTCTTCCTGGCTCAGAGACACCGAGTTCTCAATAATGTCCACGGCTTCGGCGTACTCTTTCATACGGGAAACCGTCTCGTCATCCAGGCTCATCACCGGACTTTCGTCTTCGTCTGGCTCGAGTTTGACCTTCAGGCCGCTTGGGTCAAGATCGGGGTGACGTCGGGCAACCTCACGGAAGGCTTCGGTCCAACTGCGTTCCTGATACTCCCGTTCCTCTTTGACAGTCCGGTTGTAGTTCTCTCCCTGCTCTTCAGTGACGTGCTGGGTAATCGTCTCGCCGTGTGCCGTGGCGTATTTGGGCGCTGGAAGCGGGGCAAGAATGTCGTCAACGTAGTGCTGAAGCGTGTCGCCAAGGTCAGGGACTCCACCCTCGAATTTGTCGAACTCAATGGTGCCGTCGTGTCCGATAATGTCACCAGGGCCAATCTCACCGACTTTGTCTAACCAGTCGTATTGGTCTTCCTCTGGCCACTCTTGGAAGATGACTTCGTTGGCCATCTCCGACTCAAGGAACTCTTCGGAGAACTGTGCCTTCCAGATACCCCAGGCCTTGTTTTTGATTGCTCGAGCACGGTCACGCTTGATCTGCTGGTATTCCTCACAGTCCTGTGCAACCGCTTCCATGACGGACGTCCCAAACACGCCCTCTTCGGTCGCATCGTCGCCACCAATATCCGGGTTGAAAACCTGCTTTAGGACGTCGTTCTGACTGAGGTAAATGGTCGTTCGGTTCTCGAAACCACCAAGACGACGGCCCAAGATACTCTTTCGGTCGAACTGCACATAGGCCGCTGCCTCACCACGCTGGGTTATCTCAGATGCGTCAGCAGTTTCCGTGTCATCTGGGTCCAACAGGATATTCGTGTTCTCATAGGTTCGGGCAGAGACGGTTTCCGGTCGAATGTGCTTGAAGCCGCTAATGATTGACGCGGGATCTTCCACATCCGCCTTCATGTACTCGTGCAAAACCGTCCCTCGAGTCCGCCGTTGGACGATACTGCTTTTCAGATAAGGGTAAAACGGCTTGTGCTTCTCGCCAGCGACCACAGCACACTGATTCAAGAACCCACCGTCTGGCGTCTCACTCGGTGCTTCGTCACCGCCCTCGAAATAGGCTTGTGTGGCGTCGTCATCCGCTTCGATCCTAACCCCAGGTTCCACGACGTCAGCCGCAAACTGGTTCAGGTTGGCCCTGACAATCGCAATTTCCCGGTACAGTTGATGGTACTCATCAATGTCTTCGGGCGGCTGTAGGTCATCAACGCCGCTCGTGGCTACGTTGATTCGAGACGTCCGTGTGACCGTCTCTACGGTCTGGGTCAGTCTGTTCGTCAGTGCTTCGAAGCGGCCCCTAATAGGCCCGGATTGTGTCGTTGACATTTATCTCACGTTGGATTTGGTTGGCTTGGTTCCCGATCTGCGGGTTATCTTCTTCGGTGCATCACCAGAGGTGATTTCAAGGCCCGATCGGATTGCGTTGGCAAGCGCCAGCGCGTCAGGATAGTCGTCATGCTCGCCCGTTGGATGGCTAATGCTCAGATAGCCGTGTTGTGTGTAGGAGTATTGCAGCGAAGTCGTCTGATTAATCAGTTTCCGGTGATTCGGAATGGCAAGATTGCCGTCTTCGAAATCCTTCTTGAGACGTTGGTACATATCCTGCTTGGACTGTGATCCGGTTCTGACCTTCCGAATAACGCCGCCAAGGCCTTCCTCTACAATGTCGGCACCGAACCCACCAACCGCGTTCTCTTCAATCACGATCGCATTGTAGCCGTCAGACGGGAGGTCCCCGTCACCGTATTCCGGTGTGTCCGTGGCGTTGCCNTTCTGAAGCGCCTTGATCCGGCCAACGAACCCGGTGCCGCTCGTTGTCTCTTCCGACCAAATGTTACGGGTTACACCGTCTTCGTCCAGGTCGTACAGAACTAAGCGGTCATCACCTTCTCGAGCAGGATCAACGCCAAGGTATCGAAGGGCGTTCGGCCGTGCGTCGACGTCCGGGTTGATGCACGGCTTGACGATTTCGTGGGGGAGGTAGGCGTCTTCGGAGCTGACGAACTCGCCAAGGTACTCTTGGGCAAAACTCTGACTGTCCTTCTCTTCGCGCTTTCGCTCGAGGTAGTTCTCATCTGCAAAGGGGCTAATCTCAGTCGGCCAATGTGGGCTATACCAACGATCGGAGTTGCGCCCCTCTACGGCTTGGTAGAAGTACCCCGATTTACCGAGTGGTGTACTGAAAAGGTAGAACTCGTAACTCGGATGGGTGATAAAGAACGGTTCAATGACTTCGCTTAGGTGGTAGTCCGACGCATAGGCCGCTTCGTCAACGATAACAAACCGTGGGTTCTGGCCACGTTGGGACAACTCACCCTGCCCGAGCGTTCGCCCCATTACTCGAGTGCCGTGTGAAAAACGCCACTCGGTCTTGTTGTCTTCAACCACCCCGAGTTGCTTCAGGGTTAAATCCGAGTTCTTGAAGTGTTGCGTGAACTTCTCGAATAACTCATCTGCCGGGTCTTGCATCGGGGCCGTGATTAGCACCGTCTCGCCCGGATTCCAGAGGGCGAAGTCTGCCGCTAATGCACTCCCGACAAGGGACGCCCCGACCTGTCGCCCTTTCTTTGGGGCCGCCTGTGTCTTATCCTGGCCCTCGTGATGGTCGAGTAAATCAGCCTGATAATCCGTTGGTTCGAAATTGAAGAGTTCCTTGACACGCTCAGACCGGGGTAAGTCGGCGTATTTGTCGTATAGGTCTTGAAACGTGAACTGAGTCATTCGTTATTCTTTTCAATGACTGCCGCAAGGTCTTGCATCGAATCGGCTTTCTGACTCTCCGGGTCGTCAAACGCCCCGAGCGTCCGAAGGATTTGACGGGCTTCCTTATCCCGCTTGAGAACTACCTTGTTCAAATGGTGGCCTTCATCACGGACAATCGGCTTTCCGGTTTCGTCAGAAACCCCAATCGTCTGACTCTCGGTTAACCCGTCNTCNANNATCTGCCCTTCACCGGAATTGGCCTGATAGATGTGAATACACGCTCGAGTAACCCGCTCCATTCGTGGGTCGGATTCCTCATACCCCAACACATCACGGTAGCCATCTGCAAGTGCGTCAATCCATTCGGCTGCGTCGTCACCAAGATGGGAGTAGAGGTTTAGCGGATCGGCAGTAACGCCATGTGTGATTGCGTTACCGTTCCCCTCTGGTGCCCCCGAACCCTTGCCACCGTGCATCCGGCACCGGTTGGCGTCACCAACAGGGTAGTTCTCACAGTAGCCGCCGCTCGAGCATTTAGCCCCACAACGGCCCTCTATTGGTTCCTCACTCGTCATATTTGCATGGGGTTGTTTCACTCATCGCCACTCCCTCAACAGCGGCGTCTTGGCACGCTATCCAACTATCCCCGTTATAGTCGTTGGTAAAGATTAAATCCGACTCGTTAATGCAGATGGGTCTGCACAACGGGTCATCTATCTTGGTTCTCGG